CTCCGGTATGGGAACTTCGAGGCGCACAAGTCCTGGAACTACTACATCCTGGTGGACCCCGCCAACGAGAAAAAGAAGTCCAACGACTACACCGTGATGACGGTGCTGGGCCTGGGGCCGGACAACAACTACTACGTGGTGGACTGGGTGCGGGACCGCCTGAACCTGACCCAGCGGGCCAAGAAGCTGTTCGACCTCCACAAGAAGTGGAAGCCCAAGGGGGTCGGGTATGAAAAGTACGGGATCCAGGCCGATATCCAGCACATCGAGTTCATCCAGGGGCTGATGAACTACCGATTCACCATCACCCCCCTGGGCGGGAACACCCCCAAGAACGACCGGATCCGGACCCTGGTGCCGATCTTCGAGCAGTCCCGGATGTGGCTGCCGACCAGGTTCCTCTACCAGGATCACGAGGGGAAGGGCCATGACCTGTCCGGGATTTTCGTCAATCAGGAGTACCTGGACTTCCCTGTGTCCCAACATGATGATATGCTAGACTGTATGGCAAGGGTCCTAGATCCGGATCTTGATGCCCAATTTCCCGACACGGCTGGCACCGCGCCGGGTCTTGAGGCAGCACAAACGACCAGCAGCGAATACGACATCTTCAGGTAGCGGACGGGGACCGCGGCCCAAGGAGTACCTATGTGCTTCGGCGTGTTGAAAAACATCCTCTCCCCAGCGGCCCCTGCGCCGCCACCCCCCGTCACGCCCCCGTCCTTCCGTAGCACGGGGCAGCGGACGGCAGATCTCGAGCTTTCCCGGCAGCGGGCCCAGCAGCGGGCCTCGCTCATCGCCGGGGCCAGCTCACGGAACAACCCCACCGGGGGGCTCGGGCTCCCCGGGCCGCCAGCCACCACCACGAAGAACCTCCTGGGCCAGTGAAATGTCCCAGGACCAAGAACTCCGGGCAGCCAAGGCGTGGGGTATCCCTGCCTTCCTGGCCGGGGTCTTGGCCGGGGTGGTGCTGACCTTGCTGGTCTTCCAGTACAAGATCGTGGACCGGGTGCCCCTGGACATGGGGCCGCCCCGGATGCCGGAATCGGTCTACCCCTACGTGATACCGCAGAGCCACGCGCCTGAATGCGCCGGGGAGGTGGGCTGATGCCCTTCATCGACGACGAAGCGAAGACCACCCTGAACCGCCGGATCTCGGCGATCAGGGCCCAGTGGGATATGTGGGCCCCCCAGTGGGAAGAGATCCGGGCCAACCTGGCCCCATGGCGCTCCGATGGGCTCACCGGCAATGACACCACCACCCTGAAGGACGGGAGCAAGCGGCACCAGAAGGTGTTCGATCCCACCCCCGAGGAGTCCTTGGGCATCCTGGCGGCAGGATTCCAGAGTGGCCTGACCAGTCCGGCCCGCCCCTGGTTCCGCCTGTCCACCCCCGACCCGGAGCTGCGGGAGTTCAAGCCCGCCCAGGTCTGGATCGCGGACGTGGAGAAGCTGATCTACTCGGCGTTCGCCCGGAGCAACGTCTACGACTCCCTGCACCACACCTACCTCGAGCTGGGGGCCTTCGCCACGGCGGCCATGTTCATGGAAGAGGACGCCACCCGGACCCTCCGCACCCGGGCCTTCACCGCCGGGGAGTTCATGCTGGCGACCGACGACAAGCTCCGGGTGGACACGTTCTACCGGGAAGTCAAGATGACTGTGGCCCAGATCGTCCAGTCCTTCGGCATTGAAAACGTGGGCGAAACGATTTCCAATCTCTACAAGAACGGGGACACGGAGAAGCCGTGGCTCGTTTCGCACTTGGTAGAGCCAAACGACGAGCGAATGAAGGTGCCCCAGGCCCGGGGCATGAAGTTCCGGAGCATCTACTGGCTGTCCAAGGGGAACTCCAACGACCTCCTGCGGGCCGGCGGGTTCCGGGGATTCCCCTACATGGCGCCCCGGTGGGGCCTCGTGGGGGCCAGCGTCTACGGCTACGGGCCGGGACACCGGATGCTTCCGGACGTGAAATCCCTCCACTTCATGAGGAAGAAATACCTCATCGCTGTGGACAAGACCATCGAGCCGCCCCTGGTGGCGCCCGGATCCCTGCAGGGGAAGACCATCAACACGGTCCCCGGGGGGATCACCTACGACAACTCCATCGTGGGGCAGGGGGGCGTCCGGCCCCTCTACGAGGTCCGCCCGGACCTGGTCGCCATGTCCAACGAGATCGAGCAAGTCCGGCAGCAGATCCGCCGGGGGTTCTTCAACGATGTGTTCCGGCAGCTGATCGACCAGCCGACCAGGTCCAACGTGACCCGGGAAGAGATCCTGTCCCGGAACCAGGAGAAGATGCTCATGCTGGGCCCGGTCCTCGAGGCCGTCCAGGTGGAGCTGCTGAACCCCCTCATCGACCGGACCTTCGATATCCTGGCCGAGCAGGGCTTCCTCCCGGAGCCCCCGCCGGATCTGCAGGGCGTGGAGCTGAAGGTCGAGTACACCGGGGTCCTGGCCCAGGCACAGAAGGCCGCCTCCATCGGGGCCATCCAGCAATTCGTCGGCTTCGCCGGCAACCTCGCGGGGGTGGCCCCCCAGGTGCTGGACAAAATCGACTTCGATCAGACCATGGACGAGTACGCCGAGGCCACCGGGGTGCCTGTCCGGATGCGCCGCTCCGACGAGGAGACCGCCGGGGTGCGGGACGCCCGGGCCGAGCAGGAGGCCCAGGCCGCCGCGGCAGAGCAGGCGCTCCAGGCCGCCGATGGGGCCAAGACCCTCTCCGAGACCGACGACCGGGGCAACAATCTCCTGAACACCCTGCTCGGGGGTGGTGGCCTTGGTCAGTGAGTTCATCCTGGGCGAGTCCCGGGACCACCCCCTGGATGCCCCGGACATCAAGACCGAGCAGGCCAAGCAGGCCAAGCTCGTCCGGGAGCAGCAGGAAGAGGATATCCGGGCCGTGATGGGCACTTACCAAGCTCGTCGATTCGTTTGGGAAACGCTCTCCGAAGCGGGCATTTTCAAAACGACCTTTACGGGCGACCGCCGGGGTGATTATAATGAGGGCAGACGCTCCATGGGTCTTTTCCTATTTGAGCGCGTTATGAACTATTGCCCCGAGCTTTACGACAAGGCACGGGACGAGCACATTGCACGAATGAAGGAAGGGACAGAAGATGACAGTTGACGGGGAATCAGGAGCACCGGGCGCCGAGGGCGCCGGGGAAACGGGAGACAGCGGAGGCACCCCTGCGGGCGATGACAAGACGCTCATCGCCGGGGACGAGGCAAAAGATCTCGGGGACAAGTCCCTGATCGCCGAAGAGAAGGCCCCGGAGAAGAAGGCCGAGGGCGAAGAGAAGCCAGCCGAAGAGAAGGCTGAAGGCGAGGCCGACGACAAGAAGGCCGAAGGCGAAGAGAAAAAGGAAGAGAAGCCCGAAGGGGCTCCGGAGAAGTATGAACTGAAGATGCCCGAGGGGTTCGCGGTCAACGACGAGTCCCTGGGAGAGTTCACGGCGGCCTTCAAGGAGGCCGACCTGACCAACGATCAAGCCCAGGCCTTGGTGGATGCGCAGGAGAAGCACATCAACCGAGTGGCCGAGGGCCACGCCGCCCAGCTGCAGGAGCAGCGAGATGGGTGGCGGGACAGCATCAAGGGCCGGGACGACTTCCCGGAAGCGATGAGCAACGTGCGTAGACTCTCAAAGGAGTTCGGGAACGAAGAGTTCCAGAAGCTCGTGACGGAGACTTGGGTGGGGGACCACCCTGCCTTTTTCGATTTCATGTCCCAAGTAGGGGCGAAACTCGGTGAAGATGGCCTGGTCGAGGGATCCGCAGGACGCGGTTCACCAAAAACCGCGTCACAGGTCTTGTATCCCAAGTCCTAAGGGCTGGGAGTAGGAGGACAACGATATGTCTATCGTCGGCACCAATGCGCCCACGCTGAGCGACCTTGCTAAGCGGATGGGTGAAAACAACCAGATCGCCAAGATCATTGAGATCCTGGCAGATTCCAACGAGATCCTGGACGATATGCCTTGGGTCGAGGGGAACCAGACCTCGGGGCACAAGACCACGATTCGAACTGGGTTTCCCGCGGTCGCTTGGCGCCTGTTCAACGCTGGGGTGCAACCCAGTAAGAGCACGACCAAGCAGATCACCGACTCGGTCGGTATGCTGGAGTCCTATGCTGAAGTTGACAAGGCCTTGGCCGACCTCAACGGCAACACATCGGACTTCCGCCTTTCCGAGGACGTGGCCTTCTTGGAGTCCATGAACCAGGAGATGGCCTCCACGGTGTTCTACGGTAACGCCGGGACGGATCCGGAGAAGTTCACCGGCCTCGCCCCTCGCTTCGACACCCCGAGTGCTGACCCTGACATCGTCGGGTTCAACATCCTCGACGGTGCCGGCGTTGGAGCCGACAACACCTCGGTTTGGCTCATTGGCTGGGGCCCCCGCTCCTGCCACGGGATCTACCCCAAGGGCAGCTCGGCTGGACTTCAGTTTGAAGACCTCGGCCAGCAGACTCTCGAGGATGCTGCCGGCGGCAAGTACGAGGGCTACCGCTCCCACTACAAGTGGGACGCAGGCCTCACCCTCCGGGACTGGAAGCATGTCGTCCGGATTGCAAACATTGATGTGAGCAATCTGGCCGGGGGCTCCGCAGCTGATCTCATCAAGCTGATGGTCCGGGCTTTCCATCGGACTCCTCCGGGCCGGTCTGGGGTGCGGTACGCATTCTACGCCTCCCGCGTGGTCCACACCGCCCTTCACATCCAGGCCATGGAGAAGACCAACGTGAACCTGACTCTCGACAACGTCGAGGGGAAGCCCGTCACGTCTCTCCTGGGCATCCCCATCCGCCGGGTGGACGCGATCTCCGATGCGGAGTCCGCGGTCGCCGGTACCTTCGGTCACCTGTAGGGTCCGAGTAACCTGACCTTCAACCACGGAAAAACCACCTGGGGGCCTGCGAGCCCCCAGGTCGGAAGAGGAATATTATGCTTCTCGACGCAGAGAACAGGTACTCGAACGCGCAGGACTTGTTCGCAGGGGGGCCCGGGCCGGGCCCCCAGACTTCAACCGATGTTGTTGACCGAGGGACCGCCGGCGATTCCGCCGACGAGCTTTACCTCGTGGTCAACGTTCCCACCGGGTTCACTTCCGGCGGGGCAGCCACCGTGCAGGTCATCCTGCAGACCGACTCCGTCTCCGGGTTCGGCACGGCTGTTGACCTCTACACCTCCCAGGCCTTCTCTATGGCGGAATTGGCTGCGGCCAAAACCCCCGTCAAGGTTCGCCTGCCCAAGGGCATGAAGCGGTATAGCCGGCTTCGGTACGTGGTCGCTGCGGCGGCCCTTACCGCCGGTGCTGTGGACGCCCACCTGGCCAAGGACATCGAGCACGACCTCGGATTCTAGGCCAACCCCTTTCGGGGGTGGCTGGCTCTAGGGCCGGTCACCCCCAGCATTCTGGACAGCAGGAGATCATAATGCGGAGAATCAATCTACTTATCCTCATCCTCGTGTCAATGTTCCTCTCTGCTGGTGTATCCGAGGCCGCGTTTTACAAGGCCCTCAAGGACAACCAGATTTCGGGTCTCTTCTATAGGAAGGGCACGATCTACGAATTCGCTTCTGACCCGGGGGCCAACTTCGCTGTGTTCACGGACACAAGCACCCTGGCCTCCCCGGCGTCCAACATCTTCCAGGCCGACCCCGTCACTGGCCGGGTCAGCCTGCCCTCGAATCCTGACGGATATGTGATTGAGGGTGTGGTCATCGAGAACGGGGCCATCACCGCGATCATCTCCTCCGCGACCGTTACTACTGACACCATCGTGGAGCTGACACCCGCCGCCGGGATCACCATCGACGGGGTCCTCCTGAAGGACTTCCAGGTGTCCACGGATGTCATCAACGAGCTGACCGCTACGGTCGGGGTGACTGTTGACGGGGTCCTCTTGAAGGACACCCAAGTCACGGCTGACTGGGTCAACTCCGACACCCTGACCGAGAAGACCCTGAACAACGGAGTGGCCATCGAGGGGATCACCCTCAAGGACTCCCAGGTCACGACCGCCATCACCTTCCTGGGGACTTCCCGGGTGGCTACAGCTCCGTCGAGCGCCACGGACATCGTGAACAAGGCATACGCGGACGGGCTTGTGGGCGCGGACCACGTCAGTACCAGCGCCGGGGCCGGCGACAACGCCAAGGGCGTTCTGCTCTCTGGAGCCGGACAGCTGGACAACAGCTTCATCAATGAGAGCGCCCTGACGGTCGCCAACCAGACGAGGGCCGATTCCGATTACGCCAACTTCCCCCTGCTGGATGGCACCCGCCCCATGACCGGGGCCCTGCAATCTGACGCCATCGACGAAGCCACGGCTACGGTCGGGGTCACGGTGGACGGCGTCCTGCTGAAGGACAGCCAGGTCTCCACCGACCAGATCAACGAGAAGACCGCCACGGCGGGCGTCACCATCGACGGGGTTCTCCTCAAGGACACCCAGGTCACCGCCGACTGGGTCAACAGTGACACTCTCGCCGAGAAGACCCTGAACAACGGAGTGGCCATCGAGGGGATTACCTTCAAGGACAGTCAGGTCACCACCGCCATCACCTTCCTGGGGACCTCCCGGGTGTCCAGCGCCCCGGTGAGCGGGACGGACATCGCCAACAAGGACTACGCGGACAGCCTCGTCGGGGCAGCTCACGTCAGCACTAGCGTGGGGGCCGGCGACAACGCCAAGGGCGTTCTGCTCTCGGGGTCCGGTCAGCTCTCCAACACCTTCATCAATGAGGGCGCTCTGACGGTCGCCAATCAGACCAGAGCGGACAGCGATTACGCCAACTTCCCCCTGCTGGACGGAACCCGCCCCATGACCGGGGCCCTCCAGGTGGACACCATCAGCGAGACCACCCCCGCCGCCGGGGTCACCGCGGACGGCGTCCTGCTGAAGGACTTCCAGGTGTCCACTGACACCATCAACGAGCTGACCGCCACGGTGGGCGTCACCATCGACGGGGTTCTCCTCAAGGACGGAGTCGTAACCGCGGACACCATCAACGAGACCACCCCCGCCGCCGGGGTGACAGCTGACGGGGTCCTCCTGAAGGACGCCCAGGTCAACGTTGATGTCATCAATGAGGCCACCGCTACGGTCGGGGTCACGGTGGACGGGGTTCTCCTCAAGGACGGCGTGGTCACCACGGACCAGGTTAATGAAGCCACTCCGGACGCGGGTGTCACGGTGGACCAAGTCCTGGTCCTGGACAAGACCCTCAGTGTGGGCATGATTAAGGAAGCCACGGGCGCCGGGGGCACCCACTACTCGGGAGCCAGCTTCCGGCTCCTGGACCCCGCCGGTCTCCTGATTACCAACGGCATCCAGGCCACCTCCGGGACCACCGTGACGGTGACTGCCTCGCATGACCTGGAGGTTACTGACCTAGTCGCGGGGGAAATCACCGGGATTGCGGGGGAGACCCTGGGCACGACCATCAACGGGGTGACGCTGCGCGGGGGCATAGTCAACCCCAACATCCAAACCACCAGCATCAGTGAAAGGAACGCGGCGGAAGGGGTGGTTGTGGAAGCCACTTTTTTCAAGGACGATTTCTTGAACAGTATCGTGATAGCCACGGGGTCTTCCCCTCACCAGGGAACCACAACCCGGATCGGAACCGAGGGTTTGCGGGCCATCGGTGACGCGGGCCTGGGGGCTTCCCCGGCAGACCCGGGCGAGATGGTCGCGGTCTTCCAGAACAACGCTCTGACCGGCACCAGCGCGATCCTGAACGTCATCTCGGGGGACACAGGTTCTGGCCTCGTGGCCTTCAGCGACAAGGACGCCAACACCCAGGGGGCCGTGACGTATGACCACAGCGACGACTCCTTGGCCTTCTCCACGGGGGGCACGGAACGGCTTCGGATTGATGCCGCCGGGCTGACTTCGGATACCTTCCTCTTGTCCGGGCCCGTCAGCCCCACCACCACCTACATCGGAGCCGAGACGATCAGGGTCATCGGGCCTGACGGGATCGGGGCCTCCCCGGGAGACCCCGGGGAAGTCGTCGCGGTATTCCAGAACAACATCTTGACCGGCACCAGCTCCATCCTGAACGTCATCAGCGGGGACACCGGCTCCGGGCTCCTGGCCTTCAGCGACAAGGACGGGCTGGCCCAGGGCGGCATGGAATACGACCACCAGGACAACGCGCTGTCCCTCTCCACGGACGGCACGGATCGTATCCGGATCATCACCGGGGGCGATGTGGGCATAGGGACGATAAGCCCCGACGCCAAGCTCCATGTCGAGGGTGGCTTGGTGAAGATCGGGGCGCCGGCTTGGCCCACCGGCACCATCGGCGATACGGGGAGCCGGGCGCTTATCACCGGCACCAATGACGCCATGCTGGTCTTGAACGCCCACAACGCTGTCCCGGCTGTAGCGACAGCGGAGATCGGGCTCTTTGCCACTTCGGACTTCTCGCTGAATCAGTCTGCGGGGGGCGTTATCCGGGGAGGTAAGGAGAATGCCACAGATAGCAACGACCAGGGAAAACTGACTATCTTCACCACCGACGTGGTGGGATCCTTGCTTCCGGCGCTGCACATAGACAGCGCACAGAATGTGGGAATCGGGACGGTTGCTCCCACTAAGAGGCTGGACGTGCTCGGGGACTTCTTGTTCACCAACTCGGGCACAGGCGGGCCACTTGGGACCATGACCCAAACCGCAGCGACCAACCACCAGGTTCT